CTTCTCCTTTTACACTATGAATGGTTGCAATTTTAATTCTAGCTTTTTTACTTAGATCCTCGCTGCTCGCCACTAGTTCCTGGATATGTAATTTTTGTTCTTCGGTTACATTCAATAGTTCCCAGCTGCCCGTTACTAGAAGCCCGTGGTTCAGCATCAACTCATCGATGTCTACGGTATCCACTCCGTCCAGAGACTTGCCTCCAGAGAATTTATATTTCACTTGCTCATCTTTAACGGTTAAGTATTCATAGACCTGTTGTGCTTCTGCACCTGAAACACTGGCACCTTTGTTTAAACGATTCCAGATACTAATTGCTTGTACTAAGTCATTAGGAAGTAAAGGATTATATTTACATTCAAACCTATGTCCCAGAGACATCATATACTCTACAATGGGTTTCATTTGATTGTTGGTCCTAGTTAAAATCATCCAGTTACCTGTACTAAAATCTAATTGCTCTAAACTGGCATCTTCCACTACCATCCCGGTTGCATCTCTAGGGATCCAAACCTTCTCTCTTCGTTGCTCTACGTTCTCTAAGATAGACATAGCTACTCGATGCACGCTTCTAGGGACTCGTCTCGATTCTGTTTGTGGATCTAAAGTTCCTTCTAGGTTAATAAAAATAGTAGGGTCTGCACCTTGGAAAGAATAGATTGTCTGATCGTCATCCCCCGCAATGTAGGAACGTTTACATCGGGATTCAATGTAAAAGAACATATCCCATTGCAAGGGACTTAGATCTTGTGCTTCATCAAGAAAGACAACGTCGAGGGGTGGACATTTATCTTTCTTAACAAACTGGGATATCATGTCTGAAAATTCAAACATGGTAAAATCTCTTTTAAAATCTTCTAGGTCTTGTTTAATTTGTTGACATAAACCCATGTCAATAGAATCAATAACATCTAATTCTAGTGCGGCATCATCTAGTTCAGGGATCTTTTTAGATCTCGCATAGTCAATTACTTTCATATAATTGTTTCGGTACTCTGGAATTCCACTTTCATTGGTAATGGTTTCAAACTCTAGGTCCTGACAAATGCCTGAATAGTTTTTAAATCCTTTCCAGTTGGTCCCTTGAAGTAATTGTGTATTGGTATTGATGCCTAATTCTCTCGTCCCTAAAGCATGTAAGGTACTAACCAATACTTCTTTATTCGGATACAACATACTAATTCTATTCCTTGCTTCATTGGAAGCTGCATTACTAAACGATACATATAAAACTTTATCAGGACTGGTGTGTTCTAGTTCACGGGCCAAGTGATGATTGATTAACCGGTAGGTCTTACCCGTTCCAGGAGGTCCAGGAATAATGGTTCTATTGGAATGGAGCATCTTTAGCTTTATTCTTTCTAATGATTACGGTATCTAAATCTATTTTATCAACAGCCCAGATTCGTTCTGTTTTCTCATCAATCTTTTTAAAGACTTGCTTACCTTTAAAAATGTTTTGAACTAATCTCATGGTTTTATTTTTAGGATAGGTTTTATCCGGCCAAGACTTAGTTCGTACTAAAGCTCTCCAGAAATCTTTCCATCTAAAGTAACACACACCTTCTTCTATAAATGCTTTGGACTTTTTAATATCCGATAAAGATTTACCAGGGGCTCTGCTAACAAAATCTACTAAGACTTCTTTTAACTGAACATCAATTCTCATGTCCTCAGGAGCAGGTAAAGGTTCATTCATTTCATTTAATAACTTAGAAATCATTTTTCTCCAGATGAGTTTGGCAATTGGAAGTAATGGTTTGTTCAACTGAGTTAAACATACAATAGAAAACTTTTCAGGATCATGTAATATTTCAGGTTCTACTTCTAAAGTTTCTCCATCTACGGTTACAAAAAACAACGGTGGATCAGAATCTAATTTTTTAATTTGTGTAATCTCCGGCATGGCTGCACCTTCTTTTCCATACTTTCTTGTGTAACAAAGTTTCTCCTGACAAAATCCACAGATAGGTTTGTCATTACATTTGTAATCATAATTCTTTTTTTCAATAGAGTTAATTACACTGATTACATCATTGGCTTTTAAAGGTGGATTTATATATCTTGCGATGTTATATTCTTCGACTTTATTTTTCCAAGTATCTGGATTAACTTTTCTTAAATACACTCCAATATTAAACAGACCATTATTTCTTCCTGCATGATCTACATCTTCTCCTTCTACAATCGCACCATTAGATAAAATGGTTTGTAAACAAGGTGGTCCATCAGGAAAAATAGTTTCTTCGGTTTGATTCTTTTCTAATTGAACATGTATTAGTTGCTCTTTGGTCAAAACATGTTTATTATAATAGGCCGAAAATTGTTCCATGGTTAATGCCTTGCCAACATCATCAAACGCATAACGAACCGAACGATCCCCACCGTGATACGGCATGTTTAAAAAATTACCTACGTCTCCTCGTTCTGCTTTCACACTATTTTGTTTAGGAAATATTTCTGTCTTGGCATATCCTAAGATAGATGCCATCGCTTGTAACTTAGTTCTCATTAACGAGGCAGGTACAAACTCACTGGTAAAACAAAACACATGTGCTCCACCGGATTTTGATCTACATAAGATCAAAGGTAATTCAAATTTTCTTATCTTTTTTATAAATGCAGTATGATCAAAATTATACACATCAATATCAATAGCACCCCATTTGCATTCGTTGTTTTCATTAATAGGTACAATTCCTAATGCTGGTTCTACTCCGTCTATATGAGATTGCCATAAGTGATCAGTAACAGGTTGTTTAATAGTAAAAGATCTAACTTCTTGCTTTCCGTTCGGTCGAACTTCAGCTGTCTTTTTGGTTTGACCATAAGCAGTATCTAATCCCTTAAAGATTTCTTTTAGTCTTTCTAACATTATATCCCTCTAGTTGTTCGGGTGGTATTGCTACCACCCGATTGTGTCAATTATTTGTTACTCAAACTTGCATTAAAGTCTTTTGCTCTTTGATACAAGCTAGCACTCGCTACTGGTCCTGCTGTTTTCACAGCATACCCATACCATTGATTCCCTTTTCCAGAATTCAATACAGTAGATATGTTATACATATGACTGTACGAAGCTGGAGTAAAAGTACCCGTAGCATCTGTCATGGTTTGTGACATTTGTAGTGATTGCCATTTTCTACTTACTTTACCTTGAGATGAACTCATAGATATTAAAGCAGTTTCTGCCGATCCATTATCTCCCACGATAAGAACGTAGTTTTGATGTACCGTTAAAATATAATTACCATTTTGTAATCTATCTTTACCGCCATCTTTGGTTGTCTTAGATAAAATATCAGAATTATCAGGATACATTTGTTCCGGTCTACCTGAACCAGTTCCAAACTCTGCCCATTCTTGATACTCCATTCTATAGTAACACGGTATTACGTTAATACCTTGTTCACCTGCATACAGTTTTTTAGTTACTGTATTTAGTAGCATTCCAGGTTCTGCATCTTCTACGTAATTTTGATTACGTTTCTGTGCTTCTCCTGAACTGTTTTGTAAAAGTTTTAAGATAGGTAGAGCAAGAGATTCTTGTCTTACATTCTCAAAACCTTTGTCGGCATCTTCCCTAAATAAAATAGTAGAAGGCATTTGTGCCGGTTTCTTTACTTGTACTTCGTCCATAGTTAACTCCTTGTTATTTTTGTACGGTTACCCTCGTAAGGTTTAAAAAGATCAGAAGGCACATCGAGTCCAGACTCGATGCGCTCCCTGACTAACGCCTTGAGTGTCTGAGCATGAACACCAATTTTCTGGATAGGTTCAAAGCCCTGACCTCGTGCAAGGACAGCGTAAGTTGCTGCCTTGTTATCTTCGCCACGACCAAAGGTAACGGTGATATCATTTTTAATAACATCACCTAGACCGTTATTACGAAGCCATTGAAAAGCATCCCCTTGTTTGTCGGCAGGGATAGACGCGCTGTAAAATTTTCCTACTTCTACAGACTCTCCGTCACTTAGCTTTAATTTTGTAATATTCATTTCCTTCATCATGGAAGGAATTTCAAACTCTGCTAAAACTTTTGCTTGCTCTTTTAATTTCTTAACACCTTCTTCAGCATTAGCAATTTCATCTTCTAAATTTTTTAATTCCTGCACTTTATCGGTTAGTTGTTTTGGATCAACCACAGCTTTCATTGCATCTATTTTGTCGTCTCTAAAATCTATACTCATATTATAACCTTTCTAATTTTCTTTCTAATATAATCCCTCAAAATACGTTTGTCAAGCCTCCGAACTAACTTTTTGATATAGATCAATTTCAATTGGATAATATCTTCTTTCCTGTTTATCCCACTTCAATAAGTTATATTTACCGTTGGTAATATCAGAAACAATAGAACAGGCAACACCAATAATAGCGGGATCTCCTGTTAATAATAAATAATCTTGGGGTGTGTAATTTTGTAGCAGTTTTCTTAATTTAAAAATTAAAGGTCCTGCACTTAAAATAATTTGTGCGTTCTCAGGTAATAAAACTTTTAGTGTACCAAATTGAGAGGCACCAATAATATTAATTTTTGGTCTACCTTCTCTTGTCCCTGGGACATCTTGTATTACATATACTGTATTATTCATTCTTGACTTTATATAACCTAATCTATATATCTTTTCAACAGAAAGAATAAGTATATGCATTATAAATTTAAAAGCAAGCCTTTTGCTCATCAATTAAAGGCCTTAGAAATGTCGTGGGACAAAAAAGTATTTGCGTACTTTATGGAAATGGGGACTGGTAAATCTAAAGTTTTGATTGATAATATTGCCATGCTTTATGACAAAGGTAGAATTAATGGAGCGTTAATTATTGCTCCTAAAGGGGTTTATAAAACTTGGACGGACGAACAAATTCCAGACCATATGCCGGAGCACATAGAAAAAGAAGTGGTATTGTGGGAATCTACAGCAGGTAAAAAGAAAGAAGAGGAACTACAAAAATTATATAAATCTTCAGACGACCTTCATATTTTAGTGATGAACGTAGAGGCTCTGTCTACTAAAAAAGGAAAAATATTTGCAGCTAAATTTTTATCTTGTCATGAGTCTATGATGGCGATTGATGAATCTACTACCATTAAAAATCCTACGGCCATCCGAACTAAAACTATTTTAGATTTAGGAAAAGATGTTAAGTACAAAAGAATTTTAACTGGGTCACCGGTTACTAAATCACCTCTTGATTTATTTACTCAATGTTATTTTTTAGATCCCTGGTTGTTAGAACAACAATCGTATTATAGTTTTAAAACTAGGTACGCTATTACCAGACAAATCAATGTGAGCGGAAGAATGATCCACATCGTAAGTGGATACAGAAATCTTGGCGAATTATCTAATCAGTTAAAACCTTTTTCTTTTAGATGTTTAAAAGATGATTGTTTAGATCTTCCTGCAAAAACTTACATGAAACGAATCATTCAACTGACATCGGAACAACAAAAAATATATGATCAAATGAAAAAAATGGCTCTTGCAGAATTGAATGGTAAACTTACCACGACTGCAAACGTTATTACTCAAATGATGAGATTACAACAAATTACTTCAGGTCATTTTAAATCAGATGATGGAAAAGTTCAGGTGATTAAAAATAATAGACTCAGTGAATTACTAGATGTGTTATCAGAGATGGAAGGTAAAGCAGTTATCTGGGCTCACTGGAGACATGACATTCAAACGATTGTAGACGCTGTTAAAAAAGAATATGGAGATAATTCAGTGGTTACTTATTATGGAGATACTTCTACAGACGATCGACAAAAAGCAATTAAATCTATTCAAAATCCAGACAGTCCTGTGCGTTTCGTTGTAGGTACCCCACAAACGGGTGGTTATGGTATCACACTAACCGGTGCTAGTACCATGATTTATTATTCTAATGGATATGATTTAGAAAAAAGAACTCAATCCGAAGCAAGGATTGACCGTATTGGTCAAACTAGAAACATGACCTACATTGATATCATTGCAGAAAAAACAATTGATGAAAAAATTGTATTAGCTTTACGAAAGAAAATTAACATTGCGTCCCAAGTTATGGGCGAAGAGTTAAAGGACTGGATTTAAATATTTTTAGTAGGAATTTGAATATGTCTCAGAACTTTCCCTTTCTGCGGACCTCCCTTAATAACATATCCGGTAGTGCCATTACCATTAATTTCTACTTCTTTTCTACTTCTTAAAAGAGTTTCGTCTGTCAATTTTTTTAATTTTCTATCAATTTCTTTTATGATAAAACTTGTTAATCTTTCACTTGTCATTTGGACATCCTATCTATGTGATTATAGATTCTACCAATAACCTTGTCAAGATCCATTAATTCTTGCTGCACCATAGCTGCCATTGTTTGGAGCTCTATAAGTGATACTAATACCCAAGTAGATAAACCCATTAAAATAGTACCTAGTAAAGCTATTAATAGTGTGTTAGTTTTTCTACTCATTTAATTACTCCTTTTTAATATTCGTATACACCGCCTTTAAGGTCTACTAAACCCGTTTCGCGGTTCAAAAACTTGTATTCGATTTTAGTTATATCAAAATCTTTTTTAATTTTTTCACATATCACTTCAGGGTCAAATTCCCCGCAAGAATATACGTCAAATTGCATTAAAGCTGGGGAAGGTTCATCCCAGACATGCATCACAATGTGTGATGTTTCTATGATAGCTGCGCCGGTAATACCTCTATTACCTGGAACGTTATGGTAGATCACATACGGACCCATCAAGACCTTCATGTTAATACATTTAATGAAGTCTTGCAACCATTCTTTTAAGAAGGTTTCATCCATCGGTGGATTTACCGCTTCTGCTCGGACAATAAGATGTTTATGAACGAGTAGACTATCTTTCATGGGAAACTAATTAATTTGTACGAATGCAATAACTCCACTAACTAATGCACCGATTAAAATGTATAATAACTTATCTACCTTGCCGTGTATTTTATCTATGTCTTGATGAATATGTTTTTGTGTACAACGAATATTGTCTACATCTTTTTTTACACCAGTCACATGACCATATAATGATATGATGTGTTCTCCAGTTGTTTGTGGTTTTTTAGCCATTATTCGTCATCTCCAGAATCATACCCTGGGTCGTTGTCATCCCCTGGGCCTACTTCACTTCCACCACCGTAATCCCCTGCTGCATCGTTAGGACTTTCATCTTCGTCGGGTCCTCTAACATCTCCAAAAGTAGTCCCTACTGTATTTCCACCAAAAGTATCAACACCGCCATCATTAAAACCATAAGGGTTATCAAGTTGATCGTATCCGCTTAAAGCTGGATCATTATAACCAAGAACATTCCTACCTATATCATATATACCTTTACCTATATTATACATTCCTAACAAAGGAGCTAATTGTGGAGCGAACATACCTATTCCGGTATTAACAAGGCCTCTTTCTAAAAAACTTGCATTATTATATTTACCAAATAAATCTCCAACCCCTCCAGGGCCAGGAGGTCCAGGAGGTCCTTGATTTCCATCATCACCAGAAGGAAGAAGAGCATCTTTAATTCCAGTAATCCCAGTGATTCCAGCGTTTTGAATAGTAGAAGCTAATCTAGGGACACCGCTATAAACATCATCTACCGAAGGTACATACTCCCCTATGTCACTTAAATACTGTTGATATGCTTCGTAAATATTAGTCATTAACTTAATCCTCTTTGTTTTAAACGCATTTGTTGTTCATCAGGACTTAATAAAGCACTTTCCGTCGGTGTCAATCCTTGATTTAACGCTGCCATTGGAGGAGCAGGTGGAGTAACTACTTGAGCATTAGGTTGAGGTTGCGGTGCTAATGGTGGAACCATAGTCACTTGCTGCTCGCTGCTAGCTGCTGGGGCCTGGCTTAAGTAATCTGTTAAAGGCAACTCTATATTAAAATCGTCATTTAAATCAAGCCTAAACATATCTCTTCTCATTTGTTGAATGACTCTAAATGTTTCTCTACTTAATCCAGCTGGAATTTCTAGATCATTAAACTCTTCTCTCAATGCTTCTTCTTGTTCTTGAAATTTTTTTCTAGCTGTTTTAGTTATATCAAAAGGAATAAATTTATCTCTACGAATAGCGTTGTAGTTTTTACTTTCTGCACGTTCTTTAAACAAAACAAACAAATCTTTTCTATCTGCTTCTAATATTTCTGCAGCTTGTATTTTTCTTTTTAATGTTTGAAACTCTTTAAAACGTTGTTGATTCGCTACATAATATCTTGAAATAATAGTGTCTTCATCAATAGCACCACCTTTTAATACATCTGAAGTAAATAAATTTCTTGTTTGTCTAATTCCTTGTTTAAAGTCATTAATTTTATAGTTAAGACTTTTAATCGGATTTAAAGGAATAGGTCTTAATCCTACTAATCCTGCTAATTCTTTTCCCGTGTCATATTTTTCTCCACGTTTTCCTGGGAGTTCTGCCATAGCTCTTACTAGTCGGTCGGTTTGTTTATAAGATAAAGGAGCTACTTCTATAAATGCATATTTAGCAGCCTTAGCTATTTTTTCACCCCAAGGAGCCCTATCATTCCATAACTGTCTTCCTTCTGCAGTTCGACCATTTCTAATAATTAAATTATTCATAACGTTAAACCAAATAGACTCATCTACATAAGGTCGTACAAATCTTGTTAAACCTTTAGTTAAACCTTTTAAAACTCCTACGGTTAAGGGAGCATCAGGATTAAACGCATCTTCTGAATTTACTCCAGCGATGACTGATTGAAAGGGATTGACTACGGTATCATAAACTAAAGCTCCCGTACCATCGATGTAATTAAAACTACCATCTTCGTTTCTAGTTAAAAACAAAGTAGAGGTTTCTGAAAAACCTGGAATAAATTCTCTAGCCGCAGAAATCATTTCTTTCGTAATTCCATACATTCCTGCTACCATAGCGGTAGCTACTACTGGTGCCGTTGCTGTTGCAGCTCCAAATCCAACTAATCTATTTAATCCCACTGTTTGTAAAATAGGATTTTGAGCTTCTTTTAATCCTAACTCCGCAATATTAGCAGCGGTCCTGGTTACTTCAATAGGAAATGATACAAAGTTTCCAGTAGGTAATCTTCTACTTGCTTGTCCAAATTGTCCTACGTATGCATAATTAGGAACTGTGTTTCTAACAATATTAGCAGCTTCTTTCATGATAGAAAGATCGTCAGGCATTTTTTTAATTAATCCTTTTTTTAATGCTTTAGTGTACGCATTTTTATAGGTATCAAATTCTCCTAAAAAGTTAAATATTTTCCATTGGTCATCTTCTGCTACATATACATCGGCTGCTTTCTCGTATATTTTTTTCATGGCTTTTCCAAACTTGCCAAAAAATTTCATGTACACATCTCCACCGCTTCCAATATCATCTAATAATCCTTGAATATCTCTTGCAGAAGCAGAAGAACTTACGACTTGTTCTTCTAACAAAAATTTATACATAGCCTGATCTTTAGGTGTATTACGATACAATATTTGTGGTTGAATCGTGTTAAACGCTTGTTTAAAATTTTTTACCATAGTAACTGGGTTTTTAAATAAATTACCGGTCCCTAATGCAAATTGAGCGGATGTTGTAAAGTTTCTAGCATGGGTAAAAGGACCTAACATTGTTTTAGATATTTGAGTTAATCCTTTAGGAATTAAAAATAAATTTCTATAAATAGTGGTCTTTGCTATATCGTCAAACAATAATTTTTCACTAAAATTAAATGCGTCTTGTAATTCTCTAGTAGTAAACTGACCATTTAAAGGATTGGTATAAATAGATTCTCCTAAAGGAGATTTTATTTGCATACCTTGTGGGTTAGCAATAACCGGTTGATTTCTTAAATTTTTAATAGCTTGTACACGAGTAGGATACACCGCAGCACGTTCTCCTTTTTTTATTAATTCTTTAGATTGTTGTAAGACTCCATTATAAAAATCATCCTTAGCTGCCAACGTAGATAGATCGCTCATGGTGTTAATAATGGTATTTCTTATATCTCTTTTTTGACCAAAAAATCTTTGAAAAGATCTTAAATCTTTTTCAGATTGAATTAACGTAGTAGGTTTAAAAGTACCCCCTTTAACGTTATCTGCAATATTAATAAGTTGAGTTGCCTTATCATCTAATACGCTTAATACGGTTAAAGGAAATTCTGGAGTTTTAGTAAGAGGATTAAATGTAATATTATTATAGACATCATCTATAATGTCATCCAAATCTTGAGGACCTAGATTTACTCCATTTTGTTTTGCATAACGTTTAAATACTTCTTTAACTCCATCAATAGCAGATTGAGCTGGTTTATAATTAAGCATAGGAAGAATACTTTTACCTTCTGCTATTCTATATTCGGAATTAAAAATATTTCTCATTCGGTCATTCATAATTTTGGAAAACTCTGAACTAGACGCATTGATATTTTTCCCTTGTAATACTGTATTTTTAAATACATTCATTTGATTTCTAACTTTCATCATTTCTCCTACTAAAACATTTCCCTGTTTTTTAGTAAGTCCTATTTCATCTAAGAAACCATAGAATTGATTTAATTGTTTACCATCAAATCCTTTAAAGACTACATTGCCTCCTTGAATAACATCATCCGTAGAAGTTAATAATTCATCTAATCTTCCTGTTAATCTTTTCCAAGCAGGATTACGACTAGACATTCCCGATTCTTTAGCAATGTTATATAAACTTTTATCAATGTCTTTAATTAAATCTCTAGCAGTAATTTGACCTCCTGCTATTTTTCCTTCTACTTTTTTTACACCTTCAAAACTTAATTGATCTTTAGCTCCCCTAGGTCTAAAAGGTTGTGCTATATATTTATCAATTAATCTATCTAACTCATCATCGCTATATTTTAAATTTTTTCCAGCTTCGGATATTCTTTTTGCAACTCTATTAAGTCCATAGGCAATAGGGACAGATACCACTGCACCTTCCGCTGCAAATTTAAAACGGTTCCATAATCTTCTAGCTGCTTCATCTTGTGTTGTAAATTTTTTGTCTCTATCTAAAGCACTGGGTCCTCCTAACACATCTCCCCAAGTTCCAATTCCTTCTAAATCTGCTACCAGAGCAGTTCCCGTAGCTCCTCCTAAAGTAACGGCAGCAAAATTTTGTTTTCCTGATAATTTGTTAAAATTTTTAGCACTAATAGAAGCCTTTACCGCCCCTGGATTAGCTCTTGCTACTTTATTTAATTTAGCAGCTTTAGACCATTTGCCATAAATTTGTTTTGCTTTAACTGCTGCTTTAACTCCATAACTTGCTCCTACTCTTCCAAAAGCATATAACTGACCTAAGGCAGAAGTTAATTTTCCTACCGCAGAATCTTTTATAATATCTTCTGATCCTTGTACTATTTTACCAAATACCGTATCGCTAAAATATTTTTCTAATGCAGCCACTTTTCCTTGATCGACTGGAACTCCTTCATCCTCTAAAGCATCTGCAATTTCTGCAGTCAAAGATACTACCCCATAAGGAATTTTAATACTAAGATCTACAATTCCAGCTACAAATCCATTGATAGGATCCACATCTCCCAAAGGAGTTAATTCACTTTCTGGAACACCTTGTACTCGTTCCGCTATTCTTCTAGCTGTTTTTCCAGCTTTTAGAAAAGTATCTCCTGCTAATTCTACGCCCTTAGGTCCAAATAAAATATCTGCAACAGGAGTAGGTTCTCCCGTTCGTTCTGGTACTTGTATAATTTTTTTAGGTTCTTCTTCTAATTCTTCTGGAATTAATTGGTAATCGGACTCGATATAGTCTTCTATATTATTAAATTCTTCCGCCATGGAACCTCCTTAGTATCCTGGTGCTTTTACAAATTTTGTTCCGTCGTATATATAAATTTTTCCGTCCGCTGGACTAACGTATGCTCTGCCAGGGCTATACCTAGTTCTTTTACTATCAGTCGCTTCTGTTTTAAAGGACCCTATTCCAGTTTTAGGATCTACTATAATTATTTTAGTATCTAATATGGTATTGCCTACATCTAATTTTGCTCTTAGATCTGGTGGTATTTTATTAGACTGAAGAGCTATTTTATATTTAGCTAAATTAATTGCTTCAATTTCATCATATCCTGCTTCTTCATATTGTTTTGCTGCTTTAATCATTCTATTTTCAGGAGAGTCTCCTTTTAAGAAAGGAGAATTTTCTTTCATGTAATTATCTAATACTAAACCTAACGCTTCATTGTAAGGTATGCCTCTTTGTTGAGCTACTAAAGCAGCTCTTTTTTCTAAAATATCTCTATCATCTTTAGTTAAATTTTTAACTGCTTGTATTCCAGCTTGTGTTTTAAATTTATTTGCTTCTGCAGTTTGTTGTGCATTTAAACCAGCACCTATTTTTGAAGCTTGTCCAAAAGCGCTTCCAAACGTTTGAAGTGCCATAGGGTCTTTGGCAGCACTTGCACCAAATCCAGTTATATAATTTCTTATGCTATCTCCTTGGCTCGGAAGCATCTTTTGATATTGGTTTTCAATAAGAATCTCGTAGGGTTCTTTTTTTTGTACGTTTCCTTGCTCTTGATAGTTTTGTCTAGGAGTTAATCCAGAAGTAATACCAGTACCTTCGGAAGTAGAACCTCCTTTTCGAAACATAGGTCTTTTAAATATATTAGGCATGGTTACCTACCCATCAATGACATTAATCCACCGTAAGCAGCTGTTGGTCTTGGATTGAACATTCCATATAAATTAGCTAACGTTTGTGATGCTGCTAAACCAGGGCTAGTCATAATCGGTTGTTGAGGGCTTTGAGGTGTACCACTTGCAATTGTTCCATATATACCTGAAGCAGTTCCTAACCTTTGTAGTGGATATTGTTCTTGTAAAATATTTCCTTGTTGAATAGCATCTAGAATAGATTGAGAGTAATTTTGCGCTCCTGCACCTGTAGCCCCTAATTGTCCGGTGATACCTGATTCAAAAGCTTGTTGTTGTTGACCAAAACCTAATTGATTTTGTAAACCTTGTTGTTGTAAACTTTGTGCTTGTGTTAAACCTTGTTGTCTTAGTGCCGCTAGCTGTCCTGCATCTGAAATATCTCTACCTCTTAAATATTCTGCTTCTCCAATTTGTCCTCGTCCTTGTCCATAAGCTCCTTGTGCATATTGACCTCCTCGTAATGTATTTAACCCTGACGCTCGCTGCTCGTTCATTAGTGCTTGAGTCGCGTCAATGACTTCTGTTTGATACGGAGACATATACGATTGATATGCACTTGGCGCAGCTAAATCTTCTGCTGCTTGTAAATAAGGTTGATATGCTGCAACACCGGTTCCAGCGCCTACTCCTGTTACATCTCCTTGAGGAGAAAATTGTAAGGATCCTAATCCTGCTTGCGTTGCGGTTCTTTGTTGAGATGCTTGAATTAATGGATTAACTTGGGAAACCTTAGGCGCCATTCCACCTATATTAACTGGTTGGTTAATTTGATCTATGGTAAGATCTGTTATTCGTTCACCCGCTGGTTCTAAAAAAGGAGCAGGGGTAGTAATATTATAAGCCATTAAACACTTCCTCCGTTTTCAAGTTGTTTCATCATAGAATACATTTTCTGAGCACCTAAGTTAGTGTCTCCACCGCCTGCATTTCTTACTGCATCGGCTGTAAATACAAATTCGTTATTAGATAACATCGCAGGGATATCATCCTCCTTTTCTTTTATACCAATTGGCGGAACAAATCCACCCTGATCTCTATAATCTAGTTCTGCAATTCCTTGTTGATTTTGTCTAGGGTTACCTACCGGCATTCCCATTTGATCTGCTATTTGAGGAGCTGACATAATTCCGTCTTGTACTGAATTTCCATATGCATAACCCATTCTTCCACCATTCATTGCAGGTGCTCGTACTACATCGGCTGCAGTAAAAGATGATCTAGGAGCATTGGTTGCTTCACCTGGATTATATTGTGCTCGTTTACCTGCTTGAGCGGCTTCAAATTTTGCTTGAATTTCTTCTCTTAATTTATTAATTCTTTTTTGATCTAAGTAACTTAAAGTTGTACCTGCAAGGTAAGTAGCTGCTTTAAACAACTCTTGCAATGTTTTTGGATCAGCATTCATTAATGAGTTAAATCCTTGTGAAATAAATTCTCCTACACTAGAAGCTCCGCTTTGAATACTCTCTAGTATGTCTATGCTTTTTACAGATTCAGGTATTAAATTAGTAATCCCGTCAACTCCTCCTGAAATATTACCACCAAGTCTATCAAAAAAAGAAGATGTATCTCCAGTTCCTGCTTGGACTTCTCCTCCAAACATTCCCGGTACATTCAAACCATCTGCACCAGTTGCTTTTCCAAAACCATACGTTGCTCCCGCTTGTTTTACAGCATCGCTGATACTTCCTCGTTGATCAAATCTTCCAATACCTCTCATTGCTGCTGCAATACCTGGTTGAAAAGGTGCAACAAACGGTGCAGCTTTCACTGCAATATCTGCTATTTCATTAGGTATAATGTTCCTTACGAATTTTTTAAATTTACTTCCAAAGCCGTAGTTCTCTCTTGCTACGCCCATAATTCCGCCGTTTTGATATAATTGTCTGCTCATCTGTGATCTAGATATCATAATCCTTTAAATATTGTTAGTAATGAAGCAGGCGCAAAAGTCCTGAAAATACATACTTTACTTGTTTTTACAGTATAGGTCAATCTTTTTTAAAATCAAGATCATCCATAAACCTACCGGTATATCGATACTCACCTATATGAGTAATATATTCATCCACTAAAATGTGACATTTACCACCTATTTCAGCCCATCTTTTACAGAATCCAAAGTCTTCTCCGTAGTACTTTTTGGTTTCTGGTTCATGATAACAATCAAAGAAGTTGTACATAAACTTCTTCTCAACCATTTCACCATTAACAATAGCGGGTTGATTAATTTTTAATTCTGGTAACTTCTCAATCATGGTATCAAACACTTCTTTTTTAATTAACATACATCCGGTAGGAGCATGACTTACTTCTGCTACTCCATTGATTGCAGTTATTTGATTCTTTCCATCTAATTTTAACGGCCAAGTAAATCCTTGTTTAGACATAGTAGCACCGTCTTGTATATTTTTATATTTAATTCTATTAGCAATCTTATTCCAGTCTAAATCTTTTAATGGATAAGGAGCAGCTATTACATCTTTTTCTGCTGCTACTAATTTCATAATGGTATCAAAAGAAAACTCAATATCGGAATCAATAAATAACATGTGAGTGTAGGGATGTTTTTCAAATTCTTCCATAAACGCATTGACACATAAGTTTCTACCTTGCGTTACTAAAGAAGATTTTAATAAAGAAAAAGAAACTAGAATACCATTGACCATACATTTTTGTTGAAATGCTAATAACGCTTGAGTGTAATGAATAGAGCATTCGCTATGAACCGGAGTAGCTACAAAGATAGAAGGTAGTTTACTTACATTAGGTACTTCTTTTTTGTTATCTTTTACCCAGATAGGTTTACTTGGATCTTGCATTGATAGCTCCTTTTAAAAAGTTATTCCATAACGAACCAATACGAGTCCAGTTATAAAATCGGTTAGTATAAATAATTTGATCTTGTAAATGTTTTTGAACAATCTCGTTGTCTAAATTACCTACCGCTGTTTCAATAGCATAGGCAAAGTTTTTAGCTAAATTTGCATACGATTTTTGATAAGGAATATAGGCCGCATATTCTGCACACGTTTCATATAAAGCTCCATAATTGGTAGTAATACAATAGAGTCCTGCCGACATAGCTTCGAGCGCCGCGACGCACGAAGTCTCTTCAAAGATACTAGGATAAGCAAAAATATCATATTTAGGTAACTGTTTTATGATATACTCATTCGGTTTATATCCAATGTAATTTACATTGGGTAGTTGAATAGCTTGTGTAAACAAAGCTTCAAAATTTTTATTGTTTGCTTGTTTGAATTGATCTCCATAAATTTGAGTAGAAGAATATACATCTAAAGTAATTAGTGGATTGGTAATCATTTGCATAGCAGCTAAAATTACATTTAATCCTCTCCAAGGAGTAGAATGAAAAATAAGTTTGATAGGATCTCCTTTTTTATAACTCATTGCTCTAGGGGTTATTTCAGGGATACCATTTTTAATAACTAAACATTTCTCCGTAGGGATATCAAACATCATTCTATATTTTTCATAGTTCCAATGAGAATTAAATACATACCAATCATATTTAGAATGATTCGAAGTATCTTTAAACCAAGGTGCTAAATTAGCTTGATCATATGAATTATGTTGCCATAAGATATTTACTTTATCTTTAGACAAAGGAATTTTTTCAGGGATAGAAGTAGTGATTTGAACTTGATCTAATAACCCTTTATCCGCATGTCTTTCTAAAAACTGCACTTGCAGTTCGGTTCCACCAAGTGGCTGCATTATTTTTGTCCCATTATTTTCTGTAGTAAATGTAATCCTTGATTGGTAACAGTAACAGCTGTATCTACCGCTAAATCATCTTCGTTATGATGTTGTAAAAATTCTTCTTTAGTTGCATAAGTCTTATTAGTAGACTTGCTTCTAAAGGTGTGTTCAGTAGTGGTTTCTATTTTATCCATTCTCTTGAGATCTATCTATTAACATGTAAGACACTGCTCCGCTAACGGCATCAGCAGTACTCGCTTGCACGCTTATAGCATCTCCTGCTTCTAAATTCAAGGTATCTACTAATAGATTTGCAGTAGATTTATTTAATTGTGCATGACCTATTTGAACCGCACTTGCACCATTCTTAGTAAGAAAAAGATCTGTATCTACATTACTAGCAGTATCATGAACCGCTTGTACCGTTTTAACAATAGCTACAGAAGAAGTACTTACGGATAATACAATAGTTACATTAGTAGTGGTTAAATCAAATGTATTGCTTTTAAAAAAATTTGCCATTTACGTTAAAAACCATTCTATTTGCGCTTGTTCATTTTTTAAATCTTTTTGATAACCAAAGTTTAACTCATTCTTTAATGTATTCAACCCTTCGTTCAACTGTCGTTGATTAAACACATCATATTCTTCTCTTGGTTCTGGAATCACTGCAGTAATTTTTGCCATTATCTTCTTCCTCCTGCATGAATATCTAACCTCAAGGTTCCATATCTCCAAGTTTCATCCTGACCATCGTTTTCTATTTTTAAACTAACCTGCCTACCTCTAACCCTAGTGCTTACAAAATTAGTAGTGGTACTAATAGTAAAAGGACCAGTAATTAAAGATCCTGAAGCAGATGATTGTGAATCGGTGGCTGGATAGTTAGTAAAGAACATGGTTACTTTTGCATTTCCACTTAAGTTTTTAAAGTCTGGTATAAATCTAGATACTCTCATAATATATTCACCATCTCCTGCAATTCCTTGTTCGGAAATATCATAATCCCCTGACAAAATATAAGAAGCAATAGCAGTAGTAGATCCTCCAGCGGTTACTTCATTGGTCCCTGTTTCTTGAGCCCAGTACTGAGAAGAACCATATCTATTGGTTACCCCTTGAATGGCTGGGAAGCTCGGAGTTCCATTAGTAGTAAATTCAGTAGCGTAGGGTAAATCATAGGTAGTAGCATCATTATAGGTAGTTCTAGATAAAGAACCGGTAGTCCAACTTTGTTCGATAAAGTTATATACTACATTCCTATTAATTTGTTGCGAGCCGCTCGCTGCATAGTACCAACCCACTTCATTAAATAATGAGTTGTGATATCCATAGGTAATTTGATTAGCATCATAATTAATTCCTAATCCATCTCCTTGAGTGGTAAATACAAAATCTTCTACTAAGGATGGAAGTTGTTTTACCGTTCCATCGTACATAAAAAATCCACCACCAAAACCCATCCAGTACACCGCTCCTTGTGCATAGACGGCAGTGTGTTGCCCTAAACATCCACAGTTGGAACCAACTTGTCTTAATGAAAAAGTGTAAGGAGTTCCCACAAATTGTATTACATAAGCTGCTTGATCGGTTAACACTAATACATAATCTTTTCCTTGTACGGCTGTTACGATTTCATTTCCTTGGTCAAGCAAGAAAGTACCTGCTGTATTAGTCGCGGTAGGAGCCCAAGTATTAATATCTTCTTGATTAGAAAAACGTACCAACATTTTGTTTTGTGTAGAAGCATCTCCGACAGTAGTTTCGGTTCCCATTAAAAATAAATGTCTATCTCTGTCAGAAACTAAACTCATTAATGATCTAGTAGGAGCATCTGCTACGATAGCAGCTCTCGTTTCTAATGCTGCAGGCTCTCCTGCTAAAGGAGTCCAAGTATAGGTAGAACCGTTTCTAGCAGTTGCAACTAACAACTGTCCATAGTTATCGAGCGACCAGGAGCCAGGATCTAAGACCACGGTAGAAGCAGATCGTGCAGTTCCCCATGCTTCTCTTCCATAAGGACCGGTTCCAAATCCATAAGCGGGGGTTTCAAATACAGGACCAATGGTTACATAAGGCGTAACCGTTGCAGAACCTTGAGTAGACATACCTGAACCAGATTCGGTAGTAGACATAGTAATAGTAAAATCATCATCATCTGTGGAAGTAACTTCATAAGTATTGTTAGTAAATTGACTAGCTGAAAAACCTGTTTCACCCCCAGTAGGTAAGGTAATACTAGTAAAAATAATATAAGAACCGTTTGCAACTCCATGAGCTACTTTATTAACCGTAACGGTTGCTGATCCAGTAGTAGAAGTAAAGGTAAATCCTGTAATAGGGGTCTCTAAAGGAGTAATATCATAAAACGCTCCTTCATAATAAATAACTAGCACTTTAGAAGTACCTAGTGCTGCGTATCGAACACCAGTTAAATCAGTCCAAGTGTGTTGTCCTCTGACAGGTCCTGCTATGGTAGAGTTAACTAATTCTTCCCAACCACCTATTTTTTCAGGTTGGCCGTATCTAAAACGTACGTTATCACCGTCTACCCATTGCCCTTCGGCACCGGTCTCTGTTTGTTGTTTGTTGAATCCAGGCTTAAATTGTATCTTTTGTAAAGGCATAGTTATCCATATAAATAAAGTGCTAGGATAGATTGGTGTGGTGGAAATCTACCCTAGCGAGTGGGAACTATATCATCTTTTAAACCAAGCGGGAAGACCTAAATGTGCTCTTTTGTCAAACTTATTGTCTCCAGAACCTTTAGTCGCTTTGTTATTGTAGTGTAAAAATACTTGTCCGCAATCGGTTCCTTTAAATTTATCTCTCCAGTGTTCTAAAATATTTCCTCTATAGACCAACATATCCCCAGGATTTAAATCTACCCTAGTTCCTTTAGATTTAGAAGATTTATAAGCACCTGTTTTATTATCTACCCCACCTTCTTTTTTATCTGGGTTAATATAAATAGGCCAATCGTCTCCACCTAAATTTAGAGTGGTGGATATTTCACAGCTAAACCTATCTTTATGTCTGTGCAAAATATCCCCTTTTTTATAAATTCGTGCGTATGCGTATGTCTCAATTAATTTTAAACCTGTTTGTTTTTGCATAATAGGTTTTACTTCGGTCAGTAAAGTCTCCATGGCAATATCTCCATAATGAGAATAGGTTTCAGGAACTTGTTGATCATTCCAGACACCGAAATAATCAGTCATAGGTGAAATGTATTTCTCATCAAATAAGGTTCTAGCTACTTTTCTTTTTAATAAAAAGTATTTGTATACAAAATCAGCAATCTCTGGTGATATTGCTTTTTTAATTACTGTGTATCCATTTTTCTCAAAACTCATTTTTTCTCCTTGGTTGTTGTTCTCACCGTATCGGTTATCATTTTTCTCACCGCTTGTAGATTAAAGTGTATAAATCTAAATGGTTCTACTCCATCATCTACGGTGTATTGATGTTCTAAGTATGCAGGGAAAAAGATCATAGTTCCAGGTTTTGGTTTGTAATGAACTTTATCGGTACCAAAAGAAATCTCTTCTGATTTCTTTAATGGTAATTGTGACATTACTTTAGCTAATCTTGGATCATTAAACACAGGCATAGAAGTATTTTCAGAACATTCTAAAAAATAAAATCCAGAGATATGATTATCATAATGAATATGACTATTGTGATGTCCACCACCTTTATCTGCAAATTCTTGAACCCAAAATTCTGTCCAAAATAATTCATATCCTGACATATCATAACCCATATGATCCATCACATTCCAGCTAGTGGCTCCAATATATTCTTGTAATTGTTTTAATTTAGGATCTCCAATCAAAGAAGTAGAATGATAACTTAACCCGTGATCCCCTATTTTTTTACCTGCCTTTTTCTCTCTATCCTTAATTGTTTTTTTTAAATTTTTTCTTGCTTGATTGATATAAGTATCACAAACTTTATTAGTAGACTTAACCCATTCAGGTGCTTCTACATGATAGATAGGGGATTGAAAATAAAGGGAGGTGGATAATGGATCTTTAATAGACATATTATTTAAACGGATATCCTAAATTCCACATGACTAAAGAATATCTAGTTCCTTCTGTTACGGGTTTTACTCTATGCCAAACAAAGCTTGGGAATACTACAATAGAGCCTTTTGGTAAAATTTCTAGACAAGGTCTAGTAGGAGTTGGATCATCTGTATTTCTAAATTGAAATTCTAATTCTCCACCTTTATATTCTTTTGGATCGGACAAACTACAAGTCACCGATAGTTTTCTAATCTTTCCGTGAGTATCTTTATTATCTGGATTTGCATAAGGTTGATCCCAAGAATCACAATGCCAATCGTAAAATTGATTTAATTTGTATTTAGTAAATTGACAAGACTCAGAAAAATCCCATTGAAAATTCCAACCAGCACTAGCATTTGCTTGATGTATATACGGTTGAACTTCTTTATAAATCCAACGATCATTGAGCCAAGCTATATTGGAATCTCTTTTTTTTCTTAAATCGTTTAATTCTTCTTTTTCTAATTTTGTAGCTGGATCTAATGAATCTAAATCCTCGTCTGATAAATGAGCCGTTGCTTCTGAAACTTTTCTTTTCTTCTTAGGTTTTTTTGGTTGTGCTTTTTCTTTTTTTTCTAACTCTTCTAATTTTTTAGTTTGACCACCTGTCAACGCAATTTGCTCACGTTGTTCATTTCCATATTTTACAATATCATCACAAACCTTTGCAGGGATGGCTGATTTAAAATACCAGTAATAATTTGTTAAATTCATAAATTCTTTATATTCTTCTTTGTAGAATATATAACAAAAATGTCAAGTCAGTTATTTACTCTGGCCACGTTCCCTGTTTCTGTGCACTAAATTGAGATTTTAAACTCCAGACACCTGCAGCTCCACCAGCTCCTACTGTAATTGAATATGGTGTTGCTCCACAAACATTAGTTTCTACATCTCTATAACCACCTGCACCACCAGCTCCACCACCACCTGAAGTCGGATTCATAGCTCCACCTCCACCGCCTCCCGCAACAGTAATTGCTTGAACAACTCTAGTTCCTGGTTGTGTAGTTAAAGTTCCTGATGATGTTTTGGATGTAACTGTGCAGTTACCAAAACTAGTTTGGTTTGTTGTACCAATTATACCGCCGTTACCTCTAGCCATTTAAAAATCCTTTTTGGAGATTAATTGCCAGTCGCTGACCAAGATGATGTGTCTGGATCCCAAGCAAATTCTTGAGGGGTAGCATCTGAAGTAGTGCCTAACCATCTCAAGTTGTCCTCATCCCAAACAATATTGTAAGGTGCGTTATCACCGTACGTAGTAATACTAGGATAAGTAACTGGTGCTTGCCAGTCATCATTTGCGTCTAGTAACCAAGAAGCGTAAGGTTGTTGGGAAAGAAATTTATTTTTTGTTGTATCATATACAGATCCAATTCCAGCATATTGTTTTCTGAAATTATTATTATATGAAGTCTGCTTCCAGCTTCCACCTTTGAAGAAATTAGAACACCATGTTTCACCATCAACATGCATATCATTATCTCCAAGAGTTCCGCCATTAGCAGCAATATCGTTTCCAACTACTACTACTCTTTTTACCATCTGATGTGTATCCGATGTAAAACCAGTAGGGTCTACTTTTGATTCTAGTTCTGCGAAATGTGCCATATTTTTTCTCCTTAATATTTATATTTTATTTTGTAACATTTGTCTATTACTTATATCCAAGTGCCACCTTTTACATTTTCGTATACGCTATTCATATCCCATACTCCAGAAGCACATTTAGGTACTGTTTGTTGAACAATCACAACTCCGGATCCACCTGCACCACCAGCTCCACCACCACAAGTACCTGATCCGCCACCGCCACCACCGCCAGTATTAGTTGTTCCAGCTACTCCAGTTCCACCATAACCACCACCGCCGTTACCACCACCACCTGCACCACCGGGTCCTGGTCCAATACTAGGACTAGATCCACCGCCACCACCACCACCGCCTCTTGTTGTACTATCTCCAGGCCATGCGGAAGAACCTGCTCCACCTGTACCACCGGTACCGTTTGGAAAAGAAGGTGTACTAGTATTTCCTGTTGTACCTACAGCACTTGCACCACCACCACCTGCACCGAGTCTGCCTTCTGGAATTGGATTTGACGCACCACCATTAAAACCTTGAGCGGGACTTGTAGCAGGACTAGCAGGACCAGGAGGTAAACCGCCACCACCTGAACCACCTGCACCACCGCCTGAAATAGGGGTAGGCCCTCCTGCTTGACCACCTCCGCCGCCACCACCGTTAGATGTTATACCTATACCTACTGAATTAGTTCCTGTACTACCTCGTGCACCAGAACCACTACATGCAGCAGGAGCACCAGCTCCGCCGGCTCCTATTGTAACTGGAGTACATCTAGCAGAAATGGGTACGGGTGTAGAATGTCTATAACCGCCAGCACCACCACCGGCACCTTTTCTAGTACCTCCACCTCCACCACCTGCTATAACTAAAATATTTGCACTAGTGACAGTACAGTTGTGTCTTGTAAAATTACTTGATGAAGTAACAACTAATGTTTGAGTTGTGACCGTTGCTACTGATTTTGTAGGTCCAATAATTCCGCCATTTGCCATAGCTGATTACCTCCTATGCGTCGTCCAGAATTTCGTAAGAAATCAATGCAACAAGATCCCCTGTAGCACTTGCTCCACCTTCAATGGAATCACCTTCAGTTAGATAAAAGCCATTATTTTTATCTATCAAAGATAGTGTGGCATCAGCGGGTACAGAAATAGTGCTTGCTATTGCTCTAGTGTTTGATTGGTCATTATATTTTATTGTAACATCTGCAGCGTTACTGCCATCAATGTTAGCAATCATAATTGAATTAATTTTATATACTTTATCAGCTGCTGCTGTAACTAAAGTCGTAGTTAAAGTTGTATCTAAGGCGAATGTTTCTGTTATACCTAAAATCGAACTTACATTTACTATATTTGGGTTTGCCATAATTTACTCCTTTTATCCGAAAACGATTGCCATTGCAATAGCTTTTCCTGTTGAAATTCCTGCTTCTCCAAAGCTCAAAGTACCTGATCCATCGGTAAGCATTGCTTGTCCACTTGTACCATCTGAAACCGGTAATGTATACTGATTAATAGTATTAATATCAGCGTTGACATCTACAATATTAGTACCATCTGAGTATAAAAATTTAGTACCTTTATCGGTAGTTGACCAAGTAGTTCCTGTTCCAGATACTGTTTTAAACTCTACCGTAAAAGTACCTGTGGTACCATTTTTAATAGTGTAATTTTTTTCAATAGAATCTGGGATAGTAACAATTTGATTTCCTGTGATAGTCCCACTTAAAACAATAACTGCATTTTTACCATTAGAAATTACACCATTACTAAAATCAAGAGCAGTTGTTTGCGCACCACCTGCAATAGAAACTGCTTCATAACCAGCAATGGCTTGTTGTACAATGTTTAAATTGGTATTAGTAATATCTCCCCATAGACCGGCTTTTTCACCAGTGACCATGAGTTCTAGTTTTAAATCTCCAGAATAGCTTGATGGCATATTTTATATAATTCCTTAATTAATAGTTTTTATTCAAATTATGCGGCTGTGTCAATATTATTCCAAGTGACATTAGATCCGGTAGAAACTTCAGTATACGCTACAGAGGTGCCTGTGTCAACAATTGTCCATATCTGAGACACTTCATTTCCAAGCTCTAAAGTTAACTGATTTCCTGTTAATAGTACGGATCCTGAGATCGTAAAAGTAACACTTCCTGCAGTCGTATTGATTTGTTGTCCAGTAACATCTACTAGAGTATTGGCATCTAAAACAGCGGTTCCTAAAGTGGCACTTATTTGTTGACCGGTTAAAGCCACATCCGGTGCTACATCTACGGTTCCTACAGCTGTTGATAATTCATTTCCTACAACCGGTATATTTGCAATACCACCAACCACTACAGTTCCAGTATCGGTTTCTAAAACAAAACCAGTTACATCTGCAAAGGTAATAGCATCGAGCGTCGCGGTGCCAGAGACAATAGATAATTCATTACCGGTAACATTAAATGCTACATCGGTTTTACCAATAGCATCTCCTAAAGAAAGTGGGATTTGATTTCCAGATGCCATAGCATCCGGTGAAGCGTCTACAGAACTTAATGCAAAAGCAGCAGTAACACCTGTTGGTGAAGCAATTGTCAAAAGATCTAATGTAGTATCTCCAAGATCTAAATTTAATTGTGAACCAGTAATAGGAACTTGAGTAGATATAGAATTGTTTCCCCAGTCAAGAGTACCCCAACCGAGTTCTCTTCCCCATCCTGAATTTAATTCTACAGTAGTAGTTACGTCTCCTTGAGACGTACTTAATTGAGTACCAGTGACAGATATACTTACATCACTTTGTTCTCCCCAGCTGTTTATTCCCCAGGTTAGTGTACCCCAAGTATTGACCATAATAGGTTAGCTCCTATTAGTTGCCGATTCTTAGAATAGCTGCTGAAGTGGTAAATGCTGGAAACTGAATTGTAAAAGTTCCTGAAGTCGCTGCTTTGTCTGCACCAAAATCTAATACTGCCACCGCTTTGTTAGTCGATGAAGTATTATAAATTAAAGCTCCTCTAGCTGTGATCGTTACACCCGTAAAAGATAAATCTGCAAAATCAACAATCGCAACACCTGATGAGACTGAAGTACTTGGATTTGGTTTTACTAAGGTTCCACCGCCGGCAGCATATTGTCCAGAATTTGGAACTTCATTGGTAGAAGCATATGCCGTAGTAGTAGAATTTAACGTTGCATCAGAAGTGTACAGAGCAAGTTTAAAAGTATCACCACCAGAAAATTGAAACGTATGTTCCCCTTCTAGTAGTTCTTGTTTAAAACTGTTTGCAACCGCTTGTGTTATAGCCATAGTTTACTCCTTATTTTTGTTTTCCGACTTTCGGAACTCCTGTTTGGAATTCATCAGTTCGTCTTCTTCCCATTTGCTCAATTGTAAATCCTTGTAGAGCTTGTTGATATTTACCTTCATAATATTGAATCATATCAGCTGGACCTTTTAAAAATCCAAAAGCCTCTACTAGGCATGCATACAATAAGCCATTAGGAAATTCTGTACTTAAGTATGTAGTGGTATTACTACTAGATAATCCCTCTGGTTTCAAGATATAATTTATCTGCATGTTATAATTTATATCTGGGGTAGGAGCCACCACAATGGTGTTCTCATCCCAATAACTGTAATATCTAGGTAATCCTTGTACTCCAGTAGGATCATACTCCGACATGAAGCTGGTATCCCTAAAATCTAAAAAATATCTATCTGAATTATCTGCTCCACCGGTAGAGTTAGTAATTTGACAAGACCTGATTATTAAAGTTTGATTATTAATAAGAGGGGTACTTACAAATCGTTGCCCTGCTATAATATCTGCTTGTGCATATTGTCTATTATTATCAGAGTCTACGTCTCTTAAAAGTCTAAATTCAGTATCTGAAAGAAAGCCATCTACAATAGTAGAGGTAAATACATTGGCATCTACTTCACAATAATCTCTAATTTTTTGTACTAATTCTGCATATGTCATTATGGTTGTAAAGTAATTGGTCCTGAACTACAGCCAATTCCTCCTCCTTGTACATTTCCAAAAGTAGCCGTTCCCGGTATTTGGAAATAATAATAATTTAAAACATCTCCTACAATTCCAGAAGAATTTATTTGTCCTACGGTAATAGTATAACCGTTTTCATTATCAATGTCACTGATTGAGTCAAAAGTAGGAATCGGATTAAAGTAATATAAATCGTTATCATTAGTTGGATCAGGTATAATAGGACCGGTAGGAGGACTACCTGCTAAACCTCTAAATCGAACTGTATTGCCAGTGCTTAATCCATGATTTTGAGAGTTTACATTAATATAAGTACTTCCAGAATATAAAATAGTTTCAAATGGATTAGGAACTAATAACACAGTAACCGCTGGTTCTTTACGATCGGGTCTAGCAAATTGTAAACCTTGTGCATCGGTACCTGCTGGTCTTGGATTTAATTGAGGTTGTTTTGATTCAAACTCAGAAGTATGAACTCTTGCTCCATTCCACTCTACTACCATTTCTTTGTAAGGAAATGCCATACCACTTCTATCGGAAATAAATTGTGCAAATTTTCCTCTCGATAAATTAGTCATTAGACTCCTGGGTAATAAGTTCGTGGACTAATATAAGAACTAGCAGAAGAACCATCTTCTTGTAAAGCTCTTAGTAATTCATCCTCGTATAATAATTTTAATTCTTGTACACGTTGAGGTGCTAATTTTTGTGCTAAATAATAAGTAAGTCCTGAACACATTGCCGGAACAAATCTATACACTATATCCGAAGCGTTCGTGTACGATCCTGCATCTTGTATTCTTTTTACAAAAAAGAAGTTAATAGTATTTCCTGCTTCCGTAGCACTAGGTGCTAGATATAAAGTAACCGATACTCTATCAATAAGTCTTTGAACAAAATATTGAGTAGGAGTTCCTTGTTGAGACTTAGCCGATAAACCTTGATAGGTTGATCTGTCAATTTTAGTCAAAGGAAAATCTACTTGAGTAGAATTTCTATAAGAAGCTTCTAACATATCGTCATAACCATATAAAATAGTTGCATGGTCGTATACGACATCATCATCCGCGTGACTAGCTGCGGAAGTACTATTCGCGCCACGAGTGGCTCCGGTTAAACTAGTAGTGTCTGAATTTTGTCCTGAGTAAGTAATCTGTTCTGTTCCAATTAAAATAGTTCCAGAAGTAGGAAACCCTACTAAAGAATTTAAAGGAATAGTGGTCGCTGTATCATTAATGGCTGCGGATAAACTATTGAAAACCCCACTGGAAGTTCCATCAGAAGGAGATCTATAAAAATTATAAACGATTTGACCTTGAACTAAAGTAAAAGAATTATTTTCTACTTCCCAAAATTTAAGACCTCTGTTTCCCCATTCTGAAAATAAAATATTTAAAGAACGTCTAGAAGTTCTCATGTTATTTCCAGACATAGGATTTAATCCTAATCTTTCAAAAGCTTCCGTGATAACGTCATCAATGAAGAAATTCTTATCCCAAGTATATGTGCCGGAAGTAATGTTAGTCATTTAGACTCCTACCCTGCTGTTAGACCTGGACCAGAATATTTATCTGTTAATAAAGTAACTGCAGCTACTGTAAAAGTAGAAACATAAACTCCTTTTGGAAATAAAATTCCATCTTCAGGAAAAGAAAAATTAATAATATCTCCTGCAGGGACATCCGCTTGGAATAATGTGTCTCCAGTTGCACTGGTAGTTTTTAAAATAACAGTACCGGACGTTGCTAGTCCTGCAACAACAATTCCTCTTAGTCTTACAGGTGGTGCTACGATTACATTGGTAGTTGCTCCTGCAATTCTTGTTGCTTGTATGTCTGCTTTATATGAACCCATTTTATTCTCCTTAGTAAAGAGCTCCCGAAGGAGCTCTTAAATTATTTAAACTACGAAGCAGCTACTGCTGTTCTAGTGTCTGCACGTAACCAGTCTGTTCCATTTGAAAAAGCATAAACTGAATTTCCAGTTGCTCCATCTGCAACGTATACAAGTACGCCTTCACTAGTTACAGCGTTTAACGCTTCTCCAGCTCTTGGTCCAGTAGCAATAGTTAGTGTAGAAATATTTGCTCCTACAGTCCAAGCTACGTTAGAACCTTGTTGTGTATCTGCTGAAGTACCTGTTACTCCTGCATTTACGTTTGCTCCTCCAATAAAACCGTTAAGTGCGGTTACTGGACCTGTGAATGTTGTGTTTGCCATGATATTTATCCT